AAACAAAATGTCTTTACTAGAAGAAGAATTGGTTTCTGCAAAAGGAAACAATGAAACTTTAACAGTAGAGGTTGAAGGTTTGAACGCAAAAATCAACAAAGCAGATGCTAAGGGTACAGAATTAGAAACTTCAGGCGACCCTTCTGTAGTTGAGAACAAAAAAGAAGATAGCGATACTAAGTTTTGGAATGGTATTGTATCAAAAATGAATTTAAAATAAAAATTAAAAAAAATAAGAAATGGCAAATGTAGCATTAGACGGAATTGGAGCAGGGTACAAAGGTACTTATGCATCCAAGATTTTATTAGAGCCTATGTTCCACTCAGATGATATTATGAGTAATTATACTATCTACCCTGCAGTTAAATATAGACAAAACATAACACTAGCACCTGCTTTGAGCAGTATTACAGCAGTACACTCAGGATGTGGAGTAACAAATACTTGCGACCCTGCAGGATTTAGTATAACTCAAAAGAATATTATGGTAGAGAATGTTTCTGTAAAACAAACTCAATGTTGGGATGAGTTTAAAGACCAAGTAATTGTAGAGTCTTACAGAAATGGAGTTAATATGCCTGATTTATCAGGAACTGACTTAGCTGAGGTTATCATTAACAGAGTAAGAAATGGTATTCAGTCTGATATGGTTAGAAATATGTGGGCAGGAGATAATGCAGCAGCAGTTGTAGCTATTGATTGTACTTACGCATCAATGGGTGATGGACTTTGGGTATCATTATCAACAGGAACAGCAATTAACGGAACTCAAATGAGAGAAGTACAAGGAACTTTAGGTGCAGCAGCAGCTCAGTATGTTACTGTAGGAGCTACTTTACCTGCAGCAGATGCTGTTCTTATTTTAGAAGATGTTTACAATACTGCATCAGCAGCATTACAAGCAATCCCTGCATCAGAGAAAAGAATGTTTGTTTCTCCAAATGTATATAACGCATGGTATAGTGCATTAACTCAAGTTGCTTCAGCAGGTTCAGTTGATTACGGACACTCAGAAGCTCAAATGGGTAAACAAAGATTATACTTCAGAGGAGTAGAATTAGTACCTATGTATGAGTGGGATACAGCTTTAACTGCATTAGCAGGAGCTACTTTCCCTGCATTATTTACAGCAGCAGGAGCAGCGATTGATGCTACTTCAGGATGTATATATACAGCTAAAGCTAATTTATTTATTGGGACTGATGTAACAAATCCTGATAATGAGCTTAAGATGTTTTATGATGAGGTTTCAGAAAATATGTATATTAGAGCAGGATTCACTATGGGCTTCCAGTACGGATGGAACTCTTTAGTTAATGGAGCTGTTTTAGTAGACTAATACAACAATATGTAATAATAGAGGAGAGGGTGTAAAAATCTTCTCCTCTTAATTACTTTTAATAAATCAAAAAAATAAAATAAAATGGCAATAGATACAGGACTAGCAATTGTTTGTGCAGATTTGCAAGCAACTGGTGGTATAAAAAGAATTTTAATAAGAGCTTGGTCGGCTGATGATGTAGTTTTGTATGGTTCTACACCAACAACACATACTATTACAAGTATTAAAGATTTAGCAGCAGATGCTGCTTGGGGAGTTTATGAGTTCAAAAATGAAACTCCAGCATTAACTATTAGTGCAACTAAAGAAATGGGTTCAACTGCATTTGAATGTGGTTTATCTTTCTTCTTACCTAAATTAGAATATTTAAAATTCAATTTAGTACAGAGTATATTAAACTCTTGTTTAATGGTTATAGCAGTAGACACTAATGACAATGCATTTGTTTTAGGTGTTTCTGAGAAGTATGAAAATGAAAGCGTATCAAGTAGAAATCAAACTTATGCAAATTTAGCTACTGTTGAAGGTGGTACTGGTGCAGCTTATGCTGATGAAAGTGGATTTACTATTAGTTTAATGGCAAGACAATTTGAAATGCCTAGACAATATGTTCCTTCTGGAACAGGTATTGAAATTGCTGCTAGTGGTTTAACTGCAACAACTGATTAATAATTAAAGATATATTTTTAGGTTGGACTTGTTTCGTAAAAAGTTTATAACCTTTTCCTATTAATATCTTTCTAATAATATGTGTGATTGTGGTCAAAAAGTTGTAAATTACACGCACTTAAATATATATACACTTATGGCAAAATACAAAGCAAAGAAAGAGGTTGTTGTTATTAGGGATGGAGCGACCTATGTACTTAAAAAGTCATCACAAGAAGAATTAGCATATTTATATGAAGATTTAGGATTGACTAAATTAGTAGAAAAATTATCAACTATAAAAACTGAAGATGAGCCAAAAAAAGAAAGTAAAAGGAACAGCAAAAACAAATCTTCAGACTCAAAAGAGTAATACTTTTGAATTTGGGGTTTTTAATTTATCAGTACCTCAAAACATTGAAGAACCTCAAGATTTATCTGAAATTAGGACTAAGTTTATACCATTTGGTAGCAACAACTTATTTCCTCAGTACTTAGCAGAGTTAGGGAGAAAGAGTAGTACCCATAGAAGTGTATTGGCTCAAAAGACAATATTTACTAGTGGAGCTAAGTTTGTTAGCAATGATGATGCAATTTCAGAATACATAAAAGATGTTAATGCTGATGGAGAGTCATTGAGAATGATTTTCAAGAAATTAGCATCAGATTATTATACATTTGGAAATGCCTACTTAGAGGGTGTTTTATATGATGGTGGAATGAATCTATACCATATAGATGCAACTACTGTTAGAATGTCTAAAAACAAGAAAGAAGCGTATATACATCCAGATTGGGCTAAGTACAGTACAATGAAAGATGATATGAGTATAATTCCTATCTATCCAGAAGTTCGTGAGAATAGATTTATACTTCAATTTAAAGATTATGAGCCTACTTTCTCATTTTACGGATTACCAGACTATGTTGCTGCATTAGAGCATATTGCTGTTGATTATGAGATTGGAAAATGGAATCACACAAAATTTAAGAATGGCTTTCAACCATCTGCAATCGTTGAGATTAGTGGAGATATGGGAGAGGAGGAAGCAAAGAAATTAGTACACGAAGCACAGAAAAAGTTTGTTGGAGATGGGAATAATGGTAAGATTATGTTTATCGTTAAGAATGGAGATACTTCTGCTGCTAATGTTTCTATAATAAAAGATGACCAAGAAGGTAGTTGGATAGACTTACAGAGAATAACTGACCAAAACATTGTAACTGCTCATAGATGGCAACCATCATTAAGTGGTTTAGTTTCAAGTGGAAAGATGAATAATACAGGTAGTGAGATTAGAATTGCTTATGATTTGGCAATGACTACTGTAATTAAAGATACTTCTGATTTACTATTAGATGGAATTAAGAATTTAATGTATAACGAGTTAGGTTTTTTACCTCAAGATTTAATGATTCACTATGAGCCACCAATTAGTTTTGCTACTCAGATTGACCCATCTAAAATACTTACAATAAACGAACAAAGAAGATTGTTAGATGAGGATTTACCTATGCTTGAAGAAGGTGATATGTTCTTGACTGATAGAGAGCAAATTATTGTAACTAAAGATATTGATGGTGATGGAGTTGGAGATGATAAAGCAGGTGATTTAACAGTAACTGAAAAAGAAGATTAACTATGGCAAACACAAATCAATACAAAACACTAGCAACTTCAGAAGAAGTTATAAGTAATAGTTTTACTAATGCTAATACTGACCCAGCTTTAGTTTCTACTAACTCTATATTACTTTCTGAGCTAGCACACTTAAAGACTGCTATTGGCACTAAGTTTTACGAGGAGTTAAAGACACAGAATAATGTTGGTAATTTTCCAACAGTAGGAGGTCTTACACAAGCTAATCAAACTCTAATGGATGATTTCTTAATTAGAACATTATGTTGGTTTGCTAGATTTGAGGTTATCAATGAAGTTCAGATGAATAGTACAAGTATGGGTATTGTAAATAATATTGATGAGTTTTCTAATGTGATTGACCCTTCAGAATTAAATGTTTATAAGCAAGATACTTATAGAAAGGCAGAGATTTACTTACAAGATATGTTAGGATTCCTAAATGATTCCGATAATAGTGCTGATTACCCTACATATACAGCTAACGCACCTTGCAATATAAGTACATATAAAAATCATGGTATAATAATGTATGATAGTATATACACAAAAAATATTAGAGATTACAGATATAATCGGTATATAAATTATTATCAATAAATTTACAATAAATATATAAATTATGGCTGCAAACGAACATAAGAATTTAACTGATATAAATAGGCATAATCCTAAAGGGTTTGAAACTGCTATTAATGAAACTACATTAGTTAAGGGAGCTGGTAGTTCACCTACTGGTACTGATGGTAATTTAATTTGGCAGAGTAAATCTCTTATGGGTGTAACTAACTATAAGATGCAAGGATTTACAACTTCTGGTATTACTAACTATGCTCATGGAGAGGATGTAAATGACAGTAAATCTCCTTATGAGATGGTAGTTGATTATGGCTCTAGTACTGTTAGTTCAGGCAGTTTAACTCCAACAAAGTTTTTTAGAATAGGTCAGGGTTGTGTAATTCCTGAAGCTTCTACAGTTACTTCTATTAGTGGATGGATTACAGTTAGCACCAATAATACTGTAACTATAGCTTTATGTAAGATAACTCCAGTAGAAGATGCTTCTGCTGCTGTTGTTCCTATTGTGATTGATGAAATTGCAATAACAGGACTTAATAGCAATGATAAGGGTGTTAGGATAAATGAAACAACAATAACAACTGATACATTAGCTGCAGGAGATATTATTTTTCCAATGATTAAAGTATCTGTAGCAGGTTCTGGAATTTATATGAATTTAATCATGCAAACAACTACATATTAATGACAACTAAAGAAGAATTAGTTTCAATGAAGAAAGATATAAGTGCGATAAATGGCAAGATGGATAGTATAGATTCAAAATTAGATATGCTTACTGAGAAGTTATTAAATCCAGACACAGGAGTTACAGCTAGAGTAAATAGGAATACTTCAATGAGGAAGGTTTTAGTAAAAGCAATGTGGGTTATTTATGGTATTACAATAGGAGCAATGATAAAAATATTTACAACTTAAAAAATAAAACAAAATGGCAACAACAATAGTACCATCAGACTTAATAGTAACAATTACAGAAACATATAATGTTAATGGAGTTGCTTATGGAAATACAATGAACAAGACATATACTAGTAATGGGCAGGTTTCTCAAAGAGTTATGAGTATCACTGCTGATTCTGATAGAACAATTTTTATAGATATATTAGCCCTAGGAACTGCAGATGGTCAAGGAACTGTAGTTGAAGCAGATTATAAGTATTTTAGAATTACAAATTTAGATACTGTCAATACACTATACCTTAGAATTTATAATGATACGGACTATATGGCATTTGAAGTAGCTCCTGCAAGTAGTTTCTTACTTATGGATTCAGGTACTGATTCTCCAGCTACAAGTACAACAGCGATAGTATTTTCTGATATTACAAAAATAGTAGGACAATCAAGTTCTACTACAGAGTCTATAGATGTTGAGTTTGTAATGGTTACAACTTAAAATATCATTAATATGACTTTAGATTACTTCAAGGAAAGCGAGTTTACTTGTAAGTGTGGGTGTGGTGAAACTGTTATAAGCAGACAACTTCTTGAAATGCTAGATGAGGCTAGAGATTTTGCAAAGACTCCATTTGTTATTACAAGTGGATATAGATGTAAGAAACATCCTGAATCAATTAAGAATCCGACATCATCACATATAAAAGGATTGGCAGTAGATATTAAATGCACAAACAGTAAGAAAAGAGCTATCATTATTGATGCTTTAGGATATGTAGGGTTTAAAAGATTTGGAATATCAGACACCTTTATACATACCGACATAGATGAGAAAAAATCAAATCCAGCGATTTGGTTATATTAATTAATAAATTAACTTAAATATATATTATGAATTTTATTACAGAAAATTGGCTAGAGTTATTAGTAGGATTAATGGCAGCAGCAAAGGTTGTTACAAACTTAACACCTTCAGATAAGGATAACAGAATTTTTGGATGGATAGACACAGTTATTGATGCTCTTATTCCTAACTACCCAAAGAAGAAATAGTGTTTCAGAAATGGATAGGGTCTATGCTAATGAAGGGAGGCATAACACCAATAACTGAATTACTAAAAGCAGTAAAAGAGTTATTTACGGACACAAAAGGCAAGTGGAGTAGCAAGAGAACAATCAGTGGTGTGATAGTTTTAGCTGCAAGTTTATATATAGAAAAGAATGGCATTGATACTAATGCTTTGATATTGACTGGATTAGGGATTCTTCCATTATGCTTTTCAGTATTTGAAAAAAATATTGTTAATTGTGATGGTAGTTGTAAGAAATAAGTATCTTTGCGTTAAGATTTAGATAGGGTTGTGCCTATCTTTGTTTCATTGTTTATAGTTTTCAAGAGTGGGATGTTCAAAAACATCTCACTTTTGTATTATATAGACTTTTTTATTTGTATGTTTGTTGCTTAATAACTAATACTATAGATATGAGCAAAGACAAAAGAGATAACCGAATGAGGCTTACAGCACAGGAGGTGGACTTAGTCAGAGAAGATAGGGCAGAGTCAAACACTAACACGAATGGCAACACTGCATTAGATATTAATTTATCAGAAAGAGGTATAGACAAGAAAGATGTGGTATCTGTAAAACATTGGCAGTCTGCTAGTGGTGAATTTAGATTTAGCATTGTAACTAAAGAGGATTTAAGTGCAGATAAGAATGAAATCTTAGATACAATTAGTAATTTCATAGAGAAGCACTCTCCTCATTACCCTTCAGTAAAGAGAACAACTAAGCAGAATAATCACTTGTTAGTAATAAATCCTGCAGATATTCATATAGGTAAATATGCTAATCATCTTGAAACTGGTGATGGTTATAATGTAGAGATTGCTTGTGAGAGGGTGTTAGAGGGTCTACAAGGGCTTATAGATAAATCTCAAGGCTTTGAGGTGGATAGGGTTTTATTTTGCATAGGGAACGATATTCTGCATATAGATAATGTTTACAATACAACTACAGCGGGTACTAATCAAGATGTAGATGGTAAATGGTGGGAGCATTTTGAAATTGCTCTAGCACTATATGTTAGGTGTGTTGAGATACTTAGAGAGATTGCACCTGTAGATGTTATTCATTCAATGAGTAATCACGATTATCAATCAGGATTCCATTTGGCACACGCATTAAGGAGTTGGTTCAGAAATGATAGTGAAGTAACTTTTGATATATCAGTAGCACATAGAAAGTACTATAAGTATGGAAAGAATTTAATAGGACTTGAACATGGAGATGGTGCTAAGATGGCTAACCTCCCTTTAACAATGGCGAATGACAGACCTAAAGATTGGGCTGAAACTACTCATAGATATTGGTATCTACATCATTTACACCATAAGGTTAAGCAAAAATGGTTAGATGGTAAAGATTACATTGGTGTTACTGTTGAGTATATGAGAAGTCCAAGTGGAACTGATAGTTGGCACTCAAGAAAAGGATATGTAGGCATCCCTAAAGCTGTTGAAGGTTTCTTACACGAAAAAGATAGTGGTCAAGTGGCTCGTTTAGTACATTACTTCTAAACATAAGCACAGTTTACATACAATTTTACTCTAGCTATTCAACTTTTCTTAAAAGAATTGTTGAAAAGTTATTGTTTATCCATTTCAATTTTATATATTTGCAGTCTAATTAATAACTAAAACTATGGGCAGACAAAAAGATATATGGATGGACATAAAAGAGCAAGAAATTGCTCAACTAGAAACAAATACTAATCAATTAAATAATAACAAAATGACAAAAAAAACAATGCAGGAAAAATTAGCAAAACAGCCAGAGTTGGTTGTTGAAACTAGAACAGAGGCTTTAAGAAGGCTTTACAAAGAGAATGGCTTAACTGCTGAAGATGTCTTTAAAGACCCTAGAGGGTTTGTAATCATCACTAGAACAGGTATTGATAAGATTGCTGCTAAGAATGGAATCACTATTGGATATGAAGTAGTTACTATGGATATAGATAAAGGCACTTGTGTATTGAAAGCAGCAGGAACTATGAAGGTAGGTGGTATAGATAGAAATGTAATGAGCTTTGGAGAAGCATCTCCATCTAACTTAAATGGTGGTGGTAAGAAATTCCCAGTTTCCATGGCAGAGAAAAGAGCAATGAGTAGAGTAGTTCTTAAACTTACAGGATTCTATGAGCAAGGAGTATTTGGTCAAGATGAAATAGTAGATGAGCCTAAGTAATCAGGATATAGATGAACTTTTTGATGGAAAGCCTAGTGAGCTAACAAACTCACAATGGCTAACCATTGAAGGGAACATTGACTTCACATCACTCACAACGACAATGAAGGCTGATATTCTGAATAGACTAAATGATTTATCAGAAGAAGAAGCAGAAGAAATAATAACTAAACTATACAACAATAGATATGAAAAAGACCCACAAAAACAATGGCTTAAAATGCTCAAAGATGGAGTATTTAACCATAGAGATTTTTAAACACTTCTTAAAGTCATTCACTTACATTATATGGGCAGATAAAAATGTATTGGATTTTGCTACAGAGGATGATATTATGATTCTTCTAGATGAGAAGCAATTACTAGACTTCTATCACTTCAATAAGACAGAGTTTAAAATAAGCACTGATAAGATTGAAAAACATATACATAGAAATGACTAAGAAATATTCACTACTAAAAATAAGACAATCAAGGAATGAGTTTGAAGCACTACTAAGAATTTATGGTATATCCAATTCAACTCTATGTAAAGTAATAGGAGTTAATTATGCTACCAGTAGAGATTTCATAAAGATACCATCCAACCTTAGATTTATACACGCACACAGATTAGCAGACTTTATAGGCTTAACAGTTCAAGATGTAGTTGATACAATAGTGTACGAC